ATAAATAAAGGTAATGATATAATTTTACCTATTCTATTTACAAAATGATAATCTCTTTCTGTTATTTCTGTATTAAGAACTAATTCTTTATCTTTTATTTTTTTAGAATTATTATATCTATTTGTACATAATATAATATAATTGTAAATTGCATTCATTAATAATCTAAATTATATTCTACTGAAACAGCCATGTTTGTATTAAAGTGTTTCCATGGTATTTGATTATTATCTTTTTCTATATATATATGATAACCATTTTCTTTTTCAAATATATCACATATTTTATGGCCGCCATAAACTTCTTGCCCTACAGAATAATGCATTGCTTCATTTTTATAATCTTGGCCAATTGATATTTTTCTTATTAATTTCATTTAATTTCATTTAATATGTCCAAAGAGTTATATCAGGGGCACCGGGATAACCGATACCAACATGGACAAAGTTATTTTTTCTACTTACTCCTATTCTTGTAAAGCCAACTTCCATAGCTGCTTTAACTAATTTAAATGTTGCCTCACCTCCAACACTTGCAATATCAACAGCATTGCCATACGCATGCTCACCTGGTGATTTTTTCTTTGCTTCTATTGGATGATCAGGACTTCTATAGCTTGATGTTATTTTTATTGGTGAACCATATACTTCTCTTAAGTTATCTAACATATTAAGAAGTTTTTTGTTCATCATTTTAAAATCGTTGAATTCAGATTCATTAAAATATTTTAAAGGCATTTTATTTATTATTTAATTTATTTTTTATACCTATTACGGTATATACTATTGTTAATAATAATACTACTGTTTGTAGCAGCGGATTTATATCTGGCATTATAGAGAAG